AAGAAACTATACTCCGACATAGACTTCACATTCACCCGTAAACCGGTGACCAATGATGTCGCTTTAAGTTTTGATGAGATGGCGGTGATTCGTTCAGTCCGAAACCTTTTATTAACCAACCATTACGAGAGACCATTTCAACCAGAGTTAGGCTCAAATATCAATGCATTATTGTTTGAACCTATTTCACCTATTACATCATCATCGTTACAGACTGAAATTGAAAACATGATTACCAACTATGAGCCTCGAGCTCTGTTGAAAAGTGTTACCGTAAATGCACAACCAGACCAAAATGCGTATGAGGTGAGTCTAGAATTCTACATACAAAATGCAACGCTACCAACAACAGTTACCATCCTTTTAGAGAGAAATAGATAAAATGGCAGGCGAAAATTCAAATATTCAAATTACCGATTTGGATTTTAATACAATTAAAACCAATCTAAAACGGTATTTACAATCTCAGACCACACTTCAAGATTATAATTATGAAGGTTCTGCATTATCCACTCTCTTGGATGTTCTCGCATATAATACACAATATCAGGCATACTATCTCAACATGGTGGCCAATGAGATGTTTCTGGATTCAGCATTACAACGAGCTTCAGTTGTTTCTCATGCCAAACTATTAAACTACACACCACAATCCACAACGGCACCACGAGCTCAGATTGATTTGGTGGTGAACAATGTAACAACCAGCTCTCTAACTCTACCAAAATTTACCAGTTTTCTCTCCGAAGCAATTGATGGCGTTAGTTATAGATTTGTTACACTCAATTCAACGACAGAAAACACCGATTTTGCCAACAACACAGTAACTTTTGATAATCTGGTGATTAAACAAGGCGAACCAGTTACTCTAACATTTACTTATGATGATGCAGCTAATCCAACAGCCATCTTTGAACTACCTGATATCAACGTGGACACGGCCACTATCTCTGTGGTTGTTCAACAAAGCACATCAAATTCTTCTTCACAAGTATTCACACTAGTGGATGATTATCTGGCACTCAACGGTACAACCAAAGCTTTCTTTTTACAAGAGGCAACAAATGGTTACTATCAAATTTATTTTGGTGATGGTATATTAGGTCAAGCATTGACTGATGGAAATGTGGTGTCTGTATCATATATCATCACTTCAGGCACAGCTGCAACGGATGCCAATAACTTTGTGTTGATGGATACAATCTCTGGTTTTTCAAGTTCAACGATTACACCAGTGCAAGCTGCAACACAAGGCGCAGAAAGAGAAACAATTGAATCAATTAAATACACGGCACCAAAATCATATGCAGCTCAAGGTCGGGCAGTAACTAAAGAAGATTATATCTATCTAATTCAAAACAATGCTGGTATATTTCCAATTGATGCGGTGAATGTTTGGGGTGGAGAAGAAAATGATCCACCAGTCTATGGTGTGGTGTTTGTGGCTATCAAACCAAGTGGTGGTTATCTATTGACACCATCACAGAAATCAATCATTGAAGAAGAAATCATTAAACCTATTTCTGTTCTGACAGTTCAACCAAGAATTATTGATGTTGATTATAATTACTTGGTCATTAACTCAAATATACTATACGATCCAAAGTTGACAACACTTACTTCATCACAATTACAGACGCAGGTATTGGCTGCTATTCAAGGATTTGCAGCTGATACACTCAATACATTTAACTCTACGTTTCAACTTTCAACATTGATTTCTACGGTACAATCAGTTAGTTCTTCTTTTATCACAAATGATGGTTCGATTACCTTACAAAAAAGGCTTGTTGCAAGTTTAACCTCACCGACAACATATACATTAAAATATGGTACATCATTGAGAAAAGATATTTTTGGTAAAAGTATTAGTATTACTCCGACATTTCAGGTAATTGACGTTGACAATAATAATGTGGTGAGAGATTCTGTATACTTAGAAGAAACACCATCATCAACCACATTTGTTGAATCAATTTCTGTTAGTAATCCTGGTTTTGGTTACACATCAACACCAACTGTAACTATCCTTGGTGATGGTACAGGTGCCACGGCAAGAGCAACTGTAATAAATGGCCAAGTAGATAGTATTACAATGATTGATGTCGGTGTTAATTATACACAGGCCATTGTACAAATCACATCAACTGATGGCAATGGTTCTTTAGCTTCTGCTGTGGCTGTTCTTGCTGGTAATAAAGGTACATTGAGAACTTATTATTTTGAAAACAATGTTAAGAAGATTCTCAATGCCAATGCTGGTACAGTAGATTATGCTCAAGGCATTGTAACACTCACCAATTTTAATCCATCAGCAATTAATAATTCTTTGGGAGTATTAAGTGTTCAGGCAATACCAACATCAACGATTGTATCTTCTGCAAGAGATAAAATTATTACTCTTGATAACACCGATCCTAATGCTATCAATATTAGTATTGTAGCCAAAATTTAATACATGATACCAAACGATTACAAAACATCACTACTGATTCCTCAGCAGCTTCCCGAATTTGTTCGGGATAATATTAACTATTCTACTTTTGTTGATTTTATTCAGGCATACTATGAATGGTTGGAAACTGCTTACTCAGCTAACGGATCCGTTACGACAGCCAATACAAGTGGTGAAGGTGTAACCTATGGTGCCAAGAATCTACTCAATTATATGGATGTGGATTCTACACTGGATGATTTTGTTTCTTATTTTATAAAAGATTTTCTACCGTATATACCAGAAGATGCTCTGACAGATAAAAGAAAACTGTTAAAAATTGCAAAACAGTTTTATCTTTCAAAAGGTACCGAGAAATCATATCAGTTTTTATTTCGTGCATTGTATGATTCACAGGCTGAGATTTTCAATACATCAGATGTAATATTAAAAGCCTCTGATGGTAAATGGATTGTATCTAAATCATTACGAATCAATTCAACCGATTTAAATTTTTTACAAATTAATAACCTAAGATTGTTTGGTGAAACTTCACAATCATATGCAACAGTTGATTATTCTGCAGCAGTAGGAGATAAAACAGAAGTTTTCATCTCAAACATTCAACGTCTGTTTGAATCTGGTGAGTTTGTTCGTGTTGTAGATAATAATAATCTCGATGTGTATTTTTATGATGGTGAAGTGTATATTCAAAATCAAGGTGTAATTATACCAACTGGCGCCACAATACTTAGAGGTAAAGTTGTAGGTGTTATATCTTCTATAAGAATTAATCCAAGAAATCGAGGATTATTCTATGAGCCTGGTGATCCAATTGTTGTTGTTGGTGGATTAAATCCTGATGTGGAAAATCCAATTGGTGCAACAGCAGAAGTTGGTACAACAACATCAGGATCTATTGAGAGTTTGGTTGTAACTGATCCTTCTCATGGATATAGAATATTTCCAAATTCGGCCATCACATTTTCTGGTGGCGGTGGTTCTGGTGCAGTTGCTCGAATCAATTTATTGGATGATGTTAAATTAGCCAATATAACACTTATCACAAGTAATACATTAGGTATTGTGGCTAACGTTGTGGTTGGTGATGCAAATAATATTGTAAATTATGTAAATTTTGCTGTGGCTGCCAACACAAACTCAACTTTGCGTGACACATTAACTTTCAGAACTTTACAAGTTGGTCCAATTGGTTCAATACAAGTTACCAATCAAGGTGGAGGATATTCTTCTGCACCTGCTGTTGATGTAAGTTCTTTGTATACAACTGATGGTGGAACTGATGCACTAAGTTTTCTTGGTATACTTCAACCAATACAAATATTAAATGGTGGTCAAGGATATGGTAATTCAAACACAGTATTAATTACTGGTGGTACAGGTGATGGAGCATTTGCCAATGTGACTGTTAATGCAGCTGGTTCAATTATCGTTGCAACATATGTTTATGCCAATAATAATACAACTCAATCATTTCCTTTGGGTGGATTAGGTTACACAAAAGATACTTTACCCACAATCACAGTCACAAGTAATACAGGTTCTAATGCATCACTGGTTGTTACAGGAATTATGGGTGCTGATGCAATCTTAACACCTACAACCGATAGAACTGGTTCGGTTACAACCATTAACATTATTAATCCTGGTGAAGATTATGTTTCAACACCAGATGTTTATTTAAAAGTGGCCGATGTTGCAGTAAGTAATGTTTCACCATTAGATTTTCCTTTAGCAGGCGATGTCATCTATCAAGGTGCAACGTTTAATGTGGCCACTTATAAAGCTAACGTAGCTTCTGTATTTAAAATTTCAACGGCATCTCCAGCAAATACGGCAGCCGACATATATCAATTAAGAACATATGATTATACAGGAAACTATGATGGTACACTTTCAATCAAGATTGACCATGTTACTTCTAATATAAGTTCTTTGTTGGTTTTAGATCCACAAAATGTTTATGTTGATGAAGTTACAGGTAGTCCAACAAGCATTATTCGATATGGTGATGGTAATGCAAGGGCTAACGCATCGTTCTTGGATGGCCTGATTGTAGGTGCTGGTACCTATTTGAATGATGACGGACACCTTTCTTCTTTAGGACTGGTACTTGAAAGTCTTGATTATAATAACTTTACCTATGTTTTATCTGTTGAGAAAGCACTCAAGACATACAAAGATTTAGTATTAAATCTATTACATCCTTCTGGTATGAACCTAAGAGGACGAAACTTATTGTTGAGTTCTAATGGTTTCTCAATAAAAACAGAAACTTCATTCCAGGAAGGTTACCATATGGATACCTTTGCTGGTGCCTCTGCTCTGGCTCGTATTGAAGCCAACACTCAGGCTGGTCAAATCAGTACCAATATTATTCGGTTTGTCAATGCAATCTCGGCCAACATTGGTAACACCATCTTTGCAAATGACGTTATTGAATATACGGCCACAAACAACCTAAGGGCCTACTCCACAATCACAAATGTAGATTGGGCCAATAATCAGGTGACGATGCAGGATAATGTTTTTGTAGTCTTTGCAAATGTTGCCATCGGATCAGCAAACGCCTCCTCAAATGTGATAAATATACAATCGGTTACTGGTCAATTTGATGGTCATTTTACCAATAAAACACCAGTCAACAACATTATTTTTGCTGGAGATAGAGTTTCATTAAATGGCGGTTCTTATTATGCCGTCACACAGGTATTTGCAAATGGTAATTTGTTCTTGGCCAATAACTCATTTGGACCAGTAGATAACGCACTCATTACAGTTGACAAATCTGCAAATACGGAAACTTGTTTGGTCTATGGCGTGATAGGACAATATGAGTATCCAATGCTAACAACAGAAGATGGGTTATCACTTGTAACCGAAGAAGTTCAAAATCGGTTTATATTAATAGGATAAAAAATGGCAACAGTTAAGATATCAGAACTACCAATATTAAATCAGTTATCGGCCAATAATGCCAATACTGTATTTGTTGCCGTAGATAAGACAACAAATACAACATCACAGTTTTCAACAACAACATTAGCTGGTGGCCTATTTGCAAACAATATTCTCAATGTTGGTACCCAAACACCTTCAACTTTTCCAGGTTTAATTGCACAGTTTGTAGCAAACACAGCACCTTATGGCCAAGTAAACTTTGAAAATGCCAATACAGAAGGTTCAATGGACGTGGTATTGACTGCTGATATTGGTGATGATGCAAATAACTACCTAGATTTGGGTATCAACAACTCTATCTATACAGACCCACAATATTCTGCTACTAAAGCCGTTGATGGATATTTGATTATTCATGGTTCTTCTGCAAGTGATTATGTTGGTAACTTAGTTTTAGGTACCGCACAGGCAGAAACCAATGTATTGTTTGCTGTTGGTGGCACAACTAATTTAGATGTGGTTGCAAAGATGACCAAAAATGGTCTTGAGTTTGATAACTCCGGTTACATTAGATTTGATGATGGTTCAACACAAACTGTTGCAGCTTCACCTGCTTCTGTTACTTTGGATACACAAGCTAATACCATTATTACTCAAGGTATTGATGTCACTCAGAATACACGGTTAAACAGTATTGAAACAATCAATACTGACCAGAATACTGCAATTAGTATTATACAAGGTGTTGACGTTGCTCAAAACACCAGGTTAAATTCTATCGAGACCGTGAATGTGGATCAAAATACGGCCATTAGTATTATTCAAGGTACTGACGTTACACAAAATACCAGATTGAATAGTATTGAAACAATCAATACTGACCAGAATACTGCAATTAGTATTATACAAGGTACCAATCTTACTCAGAACACATGGATTAGTTCCAATGTATCTTATTTTCAAGGTGTTAACAACACTCAGAATACACAGATACAAGATATAAATGTAGCCATTACAATTATTCAAGGTGTTGATGTTACACAGAATACTCAAATTGGTGGTATACAAGGTGTCGACCTAACACAGAACTCGGCTATTAGTATCATTCAAGGAGTTGACCTTACACAGAACTCGTTGATTTCAATTATACAAGGTGTAGATTTAACACAGAACTCTTGGATCTCTGCCAATCAGGCATACTTTCAAGGTGTGGCTGATGCAACGAATACTGCCATTAGTATTATACAAGGTGTTGATGCCACTCAGAATACTCAAATTGGTGGTATACAAGGTGTTGACGTTGCTCAAAACACTCGCATATCTATTATTGAAGGTGTTGATGCCACTCAAAACATCAGATTGAATAGTATTGAAACTATAAACACCAGTCAGAATACAAGCATCTCTATTATTCAAGGTGTAGACAATACTCAGAATACCAACATCACAACAGCCAACAACCATGCATGGGCTGCTTTCACTAAAGCTAATAATGCACTTGCAAATACATTCTCAATCACCGTAAACAATAGTATTTACATTCCTGGTTCATTAGTTGTTGATGGTTTTGTGTTTGCCAATGGTGCAAGTTATGTGGCCAATGTAATGTCAATACCCACCACATATGCTTCACCACAAACCGCTATCACACTCAACTACCAACAAGCCAATATTGTTAAAACAAATATTACCAGTGATTTAGTTGTATCACATAGTAATATTGTTCTTGGTAAGTTCATTGATTTATTTGTATATAATGATTCAGCAACGACTCAAACAATTACTCACGGCATTTCTGCAAATAATTCTACAACAAAAGGTACAACAATTAAAGTTGCACCATATAACACAAAACATTTAAGGTATTTTACAATTAATTCTGATTTGGCCAACACATATGTTGCTGAAACAGTTAGTGAAAACTATAATAACGAAGATGTGTATTTTGCTGGTGATTTAACGATGAATGGTACGGTTACTGTGGCCAATACAAATTTTGCTGCAACAGAATCTGCCTTTAGAATCACGGCAGCAGGAAGTTCACAAAATCCAACACAAGCCGGCACATTAATGCAATTGACCAATAAACCAAATGTACCCGCTAGAGTGTTAATTGATTCTTTTGGCACTTCAAATTCATCATACTCTATCATTGCTGGTAGAGCTGCCAGAGGTACGGTAGATGCACCAACAGCGACACAGAACAATGATATACTGTTGCGTATTGCTGGTAACTCTTATGGCACTACAGGATATGCACCATTTGGTGATGCAAGAATTGATTTTGTTGCTACTGAAAATCGTTCAGACACAAATCGTGGTTCCAGAATAAGATTTTGGAATACACCAAATGGTTCAAATGTTGTTAATGAAATTGCTTCATTTAATGCTGATTCTGTGACATTCACCGGTACAGTTCAACCGGATAAAGGATTCATTTATGTACCAACAATTTATCCTGAAGCACAAACAGCAATCACTTTAGATATATCTAGCAGTCCATTAGTTAGAGCACAGACAACTACAGGATTGGTAGTAACATTATCTAATTTTGTTACAGGCAAAGCCGTTGAATTATGGGTAACTAATCTTGCTGGTAGCACACAAACATTTACTCATGGTATTTCAGCAATTAATTCTACCACAGGATCAACAACAGTTTCTATGCCAGGCAATTCAACACTTTCTGCACGTTATGTTTGTTTAGATGGAACTCTAGCAAATACAATGGTAGCAATTACTAAAGGTTAATAGAGAATAGAATATGGCGACAATAGCAAATACATCAGCACAATTATTACCTGATAGCAAGGTATATGAAGTATTACAATACTATTATTCTCCATCACAGGTACAAGAAACTACATTATATGCTTTTATTGGTCGTGTAACTCCGTGGCCTGATGAGAGTAACCCTCCTGTTCCAACACAAGACCAAAGGTCAATTAAAGATATTTTTAAAGATATTATTGCAACCAAATTAATTACATCATCTGATATTTCTCCTGTGATTCCTCGCATTGATTGGAACTCAGGTACAGTCTATGATTATTATCAAGATACCGAAAATATGCTAGCTGTAGATTCGGATAATATAGTTATCAGCCAATTCTATATTCGTAATCGATTTGACCAAGTATTTAAATGTTTATGGAATAATAATGGCAGTCAATCTACAGTAGAACCACAGTTTTTACCAGGTACTTTTGATAGTTCATTTTTAGTTAAGACTGCTGACG